AACATGAGAACAAAGTCTTCTTTCTCGTCGATGTGAATAACATGTACGTTTCATGCGAGAGAGTCTTTGACCCAAGTTTAAACAATAAGCCTGTGATTGTTCTCAGCAATAATGATGGGTGCGCCGTGGCGCGTAGCAATGAGTCGAAATCCTTAAATATAAAAATGGGTGTGCCTCTTTTTCAAATTAAAGACATTGTTCAGCAACATAACGTAATCGTACTTTCTAGCAATTATGCAATGTATGCTGAAATGTCGAGACGTTTTCATACAATCCTTGCTTCATACGTAACTGATGAAGAAGTTGAACCATATTCTATTGATGAATGCTTTGTTGATTTTTCTGCTTATGAAAAAAATTTCGATCTTGAAAAGGTCGGGCAACAAATGCGGCAGCAAATATGGAAATGGCTCGGTTTACCAGTATGTGTTGGAATCGGCAGAAGTAAAACAGAATCTAAGATTGCAAATCACATTGCTAAAAAGAATCCCGGTTTTAACAGTGTGTGCGATCTGGTGTCCATGGATCCATGCAATAAAGAATACTATTTTTCTTTGATTGATGTTTCAGAGGTTTGGGGCGTTGGTCGTAAACATGCCAAGAAGTTGTATTCAATGGGAGTTAAATCAGTATTGGATCTAGCTTGTACTGAAGCACGTGAAATGCAGCGGCAATTTTCTATCGTCATGGCTCGTACAATTAATGAACTACAAGGCATCTCATGTATTGAGATTGAAGACACCCCACCATCAAAAAAACAAATTATTAAATCATGTTCTTTTGGAGCAAAAGTAACTGAGCTAAACGATTTAAAAGAAGCTATAGCAATGCATGCACAAGAAGCATGTAAGCGGTTACGTGATGAAGAGTCACTATGTGGTTGTCTACTTGTATTTGTTCAATCAAGCCCTTTTGATGAAAGTGCACCATTTTATAATAAGTCTATTACTGGCGCATTTTCTGAACCTACTGATTGCGCTTTAGATTTTGTAAAAGCAGCAGTAAAGATGGTGTCAGATATCTTTAAAGAAGGTATTAAGTATAAGAAGTGCGGCGTGATATTAACTGGGCTAGAACCTAAATCTGGCCACACTTATGACCTGCTCACAGATTTCGAAACTATAGAAAAGAAAGAACAATTAATGAAAACACTAGATAATGTGCACGCAAAATTTGGAAAGAAAATGCTTGGTGTTGGCCCATGTTACGTGCCCAGTCGTAACTGGTCGATGAGTAGAGATAAATTGAGTAGAAATCCGTTTAGCTTTGATGAACTAATAACTATAAAAGACTAAAATACAATACATTAGGAATAATGTGTTTATTTTTTATGAAGAGCAATATGAAAGAAATTGAAAAATATGTTGGATATTATTTACTTGTATATATTTGTGTTCTTGTAGTTTGCGGATTCTTTCAGTATATGGTTGTGTGCCAAGGAAAGTCTTTAGAATGCAATTTTAGTATGAATGGAATAAATACTATTATTACTACAACTGCTTATGTAATTACTCCAATTGTAGCAATTATTGGTTTTCTTTCATGGCGTAATCAAGAAACATATAAAAAATCTCAAGAACTTATTGAAATGATTCTTGATAAAATTCGTGATTTACAAAGAAATTGGCATGCAAGCCGAGATTATGAGGATTTCAGTTTATTTCAGCAATATTGTGCAAGGGAAATTTTCGGAACTAAGAATTTTGATGAGTTAGATTTATTTAAAATTATAGTAAAAAGAAATGAAAAAAATATTATTATTTTTAATGACTTATTGTTTCTTAGTGACAAACTATACAATGAATGTGACTTAGACTTTAGCGAGCTTGATGAAATTAATGAAAACATAAGACTCACTTTAGAAAACAATATGGATGACTTATATAGTTTCCGTCAGGAACTGGTAAACCTAAGATATGGTGGTAAACACGAAATAAAATCTGAAATAGAAATGCGTAAAATTTGTGACAAATTTGATCGTTATTGTAATTCTATTATGGGGCGAAAAGAAAATGTAGACAGACATAATTATTCAAAAGAAATAGATGAAACTATTCATGAATTGAGTAGAGAAGTTTTAAAACTTAAGAGCCAAATCTAAAATCTAACTGTTTAAATACTTGAGCAACAACTCACCAATTTAAATGCTTAAAATTAATATATGAGAATAATTTTGCTCAAAAGCTGATTTTTTATTAAAAATGTGCAAATATTTTCTCAATTAAAGCCCTCCTCAGAGAGCTCTCACACAAATGCCGACACTCACATTGTTATTGATCGTATGAGCTGTGCATCCTGATAGTAGAATGCACAGCAATATTAAAGCTTTCATAACATCCAGCTTTTAATTTTAGTTAGATTGGCTTTACGATCATCCAAGCCATTTGTACCGCCATTAATACGGCGTGTAATAGTTAGCACATCATCACGATCAGCAAGCTCATTTAGCCCATTGTTTACCCAAAATTTACAGGCAACCAGAAAACCAATACTTGGTATTGCTACAAGTTCGGGATGAGCTTCAAAATCAATACCTAATACTCTGCCATACTTTTGATAGTTCGCTCGTCCAGTTAATTGGATAGGTCCACGGCCCTTAAAGCGGACTCCATCACCAGCCATAACATTACCGAGATCTTTACGGCCCTCGTACGCTGCACCAGTTGCGATTTCTTCCATATATCGAAAGTTACCTGACTCATGTGTAAGCTGAGCTATGAAATGAGCAAAGCGTAACTCGTTATACAAAATTGCATATTCTTTTAAATGCACATTTGCAGCTAAAGCAAGTTCTTCAGCTCGGCTTTGATTTGCTCCTAGTTTCTTAAATAAAGCTGTAAGAGTGCCACGTCCTATTTTTCCATCAACTGCAACACCAAGTGTTTTCTGTAAATTACAAAAGTTCATTTCGGTTTCCTTTGGATATAAAAAACCGCCCGTAGGCGGCATTAACTGTTTTCAATATCATTTCTGGCTTTCTTAACTTCTTTGATTACTTCGATAATCGTCTTTCCTTCCTGTTTGTTAATAAAGTTAAATGTCCACCGGACTAACGCCCAACCGGGAATACCGCAAACAAAGAAGAATCCACCCAGTGCCATCATCCCCCAAATATCTGTAATCCATTCGTGAAGGCCCCACTTCACAATGATGAATGAGCCGCCCGCCAAACTTGATACAACTGTACAAATGAGCCCCACAGCCCATTCTTGAGGTGAACGTGGCATACGTGTCATTAATACAACTGTTGCAACTAATGCGACTGCTAAAGTCACCATAATTGCTGCCCCATAAAATTTTAATAATGCTGTTAAACCGCTCGTAGAAACTGGTTCCATGCCTTTTACTCCAGAAGTAGGCAAAAAAAAGCACCCTAAATGGGTGCTATGAATTAATTTAAATTAAGCTTCAGAAGTACTTTGAGTAATCTGATTTGAATAGTTCCAGACTGTGTTTTCCCATACATCACGTGCAGCAACACGAATGTAATATGGTGTTGTTGGTTGTAAGCCTCCAATTGTGGTAGTTAACTCTGTGCCGGTCCATGCAGGCGGCGTTTGTGTTGGATCAAAATTAGAAGTACTGCTGAGCCAAACAGCATAGTCTTTCAGATCCGGAACCTCACTAGGGACCCATGTCACTGTGACTGAATCAATAGTTGCTGAGGTATAAACATTTAGAAGTACTGGCGGTACCGGATTGCTAATACTTAATTCAGCAAAAGTACTGATCTGGTCGCCATTTTTACTAGCTACACGAATTGTATAAGCACGGCCTATACCATCAGTTTTAGCCTCTTCAATCGAATAGCTGTAATCCGTATTGGTTGTATCCACCTCTCGAATCATTGCTCCATTCGACCAGACTTGGACACGGTAGCCATCAGCACCGGTTGAGCTTTGCCATTGAACTTTAAACGTAGTTCCTACAAACGGCGATTGAAGTGATAGCCCTTTCACACCCGCAGGACGTCCACCAGATAATGTATAACTGTATGCTGTTACCTCATCTAATGTTTGCTCTTTACGCTCCAAACCGTTAAAGCTTGTGAACTTCAAGAATATCTGTTTACCCACCAGATTTTCATTAAAAGAATAATTAAAGATAGCCCGATCAAGTCGTACAAACGGCTCACCTGCACTATGATTTTGCGCATCATCAAAACGTCCACGCAAAACATCACTTAAAGTATAAAGACCAGATCCGTTTAAAGTGGCTACCTGATAATTGAAATACTCGTCACCGACTTTACAAAGTGTTTGGTCGGCTTGCGCATCTTCTAATGTGCCGCTAAAAATCTGGCTCACCGAATTGAGTTCAACTTGTAGAGCTGTGTCATCAGCATCAATAGCCGTAACTAATTGGCCATAACGTGCAGATCCGTATATGGTGCCGATCATTTCATAAGTCGTATTATCAAGACTTGCCCAAACATTACAGCCACCCCAATTGATGCCCCCAGACACGGCAACCCATACCTGATTTTTACCGTCTGTTAGATCCAGCGGAGGCTCAAAAATAACAGGTGCATTCACATTACCCGGTTCTTCATTTCCGCCTTGGTACCCATTAGAGGCTTGAGAGTCATATTCAATTGCCGATCTTGAACCTATGGCCAACTCTTCTGCTGTGATAGTAAGCTCGCCGTCTCCATCTTCTTCTATGCGTGTAATACGTACAGGAAATTGATTTAAGCCCAGTGCTTCATCCGTAATGGTGACAATATCCATAGGCTCCAAGCGGCAGTACTTCCAACCTAGGTTGAATTCATATTCATTACGCACATAAAGCAAACGTTGTAAGCGAAGCTGTGCGGCATGGCGGGCTATTTTTGGCTCACAGAAATAATGGTTTTCTACTGGATCTTCAGTCCTTAAACCAAACATCTCAATATTCGCTTGGTCCTTGGCTTCAGTAGTCTCTGTGTTGTACTGGTTGTAGCGATTAATATATTCAATCTGAACGTGATTGTAGGCATCAGTGTCACGGCTACGGCGTACTCGTACTGGCTCATCATCACTAATAAAATCATCATCAGTTAAGTGATAAACTGGTGTGAGATCTGGTGTAAAAGTAACACCGTTTCCCGTAATTGCTGAATCACCAAATGAACGGATCTTTAATCCGTCTGGACTTGGTACTACAGCACAATTTACAGCTTCGACAATCTCGTTAATTGTTTCATAGGCTGCACGTTGTTCAGTGAATGCTGGACTAATTAAGAGATTGGCTGCTCGGCAATAAGTACGGAACTCTTCTAAATCAGCCATGTTTAAATTAGGTGCGGCGCCGTGCCGAGGATGAGTAATAAAGTCTTCAATTACATCTGCTGGATTAGCATCATCAATGGTATCCGACAAAGTAATAGTACTAATTACTTCAAAGTTATGATTTGAAAGGCTTGCACTGTTTCCCATCTCATAATTTGCAGCTGCCACATACCCCAAATACGGATAGTTAATTGCCTGATTCGGGTGTTTTGAAACTAGCCAACCCCACGGCGGGTTATTATTGCCATCAAATAATTCAAACTTGAGCTGGTCAATTGGATCTAAAACAATGGATCCTTCTTGCTTGGAAACAAATTGCTCTTTATCAACCCATATCAAGCCAATCTTTTTAATCTGATTTTCACACAAGCCAAGCATAAGTGAGGCACTATAACTAAATGTTGTGTTACTGGTTTTCGTGCCCCCGCCCTTACCTCCAGACTTTTGAACCGTTGTATGAGGTGTAGCTGTAAAATCTCCATACCAAAACATATTGGCCGCTACGCGGGTTTTTCCATAAACCAAAGGCTGACAAAGCCCATAGGCTGATTGCTGGATACGCATTGAATTAATACGTGTATCTGACGTACTAATTGTTGTACTACCAAAAACACCACTCATTCTTTTAGCCTCTTCATACGAAAAAACCCAGCAATTCGCCGGGCTAAACTTCCTTTTGTTCCATCTTGGATTATGACTCCTTGATGAATATAGCTATGAATGACCTGTGGCCACTCAATGACAATTGCACCATGACTGATACATTTGCCGAAGTGATATAGAACGATGTCACCCGGTTGGGGTGGACCTTCGACTGGTTCACACACACCTAAAATGAGTTCCAAATAGCGTTGTCCCATCTGGTGCATATGCCAATCTGGCGGATATGGTCGTGGGTCTAAATGATCCATAAGCCCTACTTTCTCGTAGACCTCACAGATCAAAGTTCCGCAATCCACACCTACTCCTTTTACTCGGCCTTGATGATGGTAAGGAGTGCCTAGCCAAGTTAAAGCCTCTTGAACTGCTTCGATATTTTTCATTTAAATAGACTCTAAAAATTTCAATATCTTTTGTCCTAGGATTAAATGGCCAGCGTTATTTGGATGTACGCCATCTGTCATGCATGCAGTTTGAAATGCCTCACTTGAAGCTAGGAAACTTGAGTGATGGTAAAGATCTAAAACAGGTAAACTGTAATGCTTTGCATAACGAATTAACTCGTTTGCAATGGCTTCCAAGCTCACCCCATCTCTATTTGGTGGTGGATTTTCACCAAAGTTTGGTGATGGATTGTCCACTCCACCTGCTCTGGTACCCCGAGGTAAAGGTGTGATAATTGCAACTTTTGCAAGCGGAAAAGCTTCAAAAATATTTGTTAGAGTATGGTTGATCGCCCCTGATACGGTTAGATTTGTAGAACTTAAGAAAGTGCCCATTGGATAGGATTTTCCTTGAGAAAATCTCAAATCGTTCAAATAGCCAAAATCGTTTGTGCCCATGAAAAGGATAATGTAATCAGGGTTAGTGATCGTAATATAAGAAGCCGCAGTTGTTCTATCACCGTACCCAGATGAACTGACACCTAAGTTCTGCGTAATCATTCCCCCAACGGCAGTGACAATATAATCAAAGTAACGAGATGAGGCCCAATCATTTGTAGGGTCTGTTATTGAATCTCCGATAAAAACAGCCTTTTTATTTTTTAAGTTGGAAACGTACCCTGCTCCAGCACCTCCTGCTTCTAAGGCTTTAATTTTGGCTTGGGCGACTTCATCTCGAATAGGAGCACCAGCAATTTGAGTAACTGCCAGCATTTCAAGTTCTTCAATAACCAATGTTGAACTGATATCTAATGCAAAATTTGGCCAAACAGTATTGATGCATGCTGAAATCATATTGTCAGGTGCAGTAAACATTTTAGTCGTTGCATCAATTTCGGTAAGTGAGACTAATGTTTGAGCTTTTCCTGACGTCACAGTAGTCGTGTTGCTTACCGAAACTGCAACATATGCAGCTCTCAAATCAGGTGCTTTAATTTTGTAACGCTTACCACCCACAATACTGAATTGAGCTAACTTACAACCCGCAGATGTTCTTAATGCTCCTGATGAGGGTGCCACATTTAGATCATAGGATGTTAATGGAAGTATTGGCCCATCATCAGGAGGTAGAACACTCGCTCCTGTAATTAAACCTTCCGAATCCAGATTGTCTAACCTTTGCTGGGCATATATATCAAGGATCGGCACACCACGTGCGGACTTAACGGCATATGCAATTTCACCACCCTTTTGTATAACTAAGGAAGTCCGAATATCAAAATTAAAATTTGGCCAGAGAACATTTACAAACGCATATTTCATACCTGCTGGTACTGTGAAAGTTTTAATGTTTGGATCAGAAGTATTATTCAGTACAGCCAGTGTATTTTGTTTCCCACCCGAAATAGTGCCTGTAGCGCTATAGCTGAGAACTAAATATGCAGTACGCATATCAGATGCGGTTAAAGCATAGGTTTCCCCTTCTTCTACAGCAAAGACATTAATAGCATTCGATGTTGCCGCAATTAAAAAACCATCGGCTGGACGTACGTAAAATCCTGAAGTATTAGAAGCTGAAATGTACCGATTTTCTTTGTATGTAATATTAAGTTCGTCACGAGCTAAAGCATTTTCAAGAAACTGCTTTAATTTAAGTTTAAATTGAGCCTCTGTGACACCGTTCCCAATGAGTTCATCTGCTATCGGCAAATTAGCCATAATCTCTATCCCATAAAAAAGCCCTGCGATTGGCAGGGCTTTGGTTAAATTTAAAAATTAGATTGAGGTTTCAGGTACTGGTACAAATGGTGCACCCCGGAACCGAGCACGGTTATTAAATCGGTTAGTACAGGTTTCAAGCCGTTTATCACAACCCGGATAAACACGAATAGCTTCACCAATTGCTGGCATTTCCAAGAGAGGTAAAGTCAAAATTAAAGCTCCAGATTCATGCAAACGAACTGTACGCTTAATACCAACATTAGCACCTTCTAAAAACTCCACTACTCCCTGTGTGAACCACCCCTGCGGCTGGCTCAAGTCACAGAGGATTCGACTCGGTGTACTATTCGGCCCAATGGTCGTATTCACGGCAAAATCAGCACTAAGCAGACCACATGCACCATCGAACAAGGTATTTAAACAACCTGGTGTGTATAAATTTCTAGGCATCTGAAGCTTAAGGTCATCCACCTCTGAAACCACACTAGCATTAATTTCATAACGATCGAGCTCAGGCTCAACAATACGACCTTCAAATAATACTAACGTGCCGACACTTGTATCAGTGGGAGTATTCATATCCATAAAAATACGTTCAAGCCTAAACCGTGCGCCATCTAAAACGCCATTATGAAATGCCTGAGCTACAGGCACATCACCAAATTTAGTGCTTTCATTTGTCTGAATTTTGATAGAAAGATTATCTACTTCTATACCCAAAGAAAGGCTAGTTCCCTCTCGACTAATGATTGGACCATCTGCACGAAACTCCTTGCCTTGCACAGTCAAATTAAAGTCATAGCTTGTATAACAATACTCAATTCCTTGTATAGTCGTAATCGTGTACAGATCGGCCATAACAAATTGATCAGCATCTAACAAAGCTATTAATTGAGGTGATGCTTGTCTCATATCTTATTTCCCAAGGATCCGATTAACTCAACCTTTCCAGCTTTCCAAAGCTTGTGCATAAAGTTAACGTATTGCTGAGTGTCATCTTTAAAGCGGCATCGATAATAGAAAGTACCCATTACAGTTACTTCAACTCCCTCTTCAATCGGCTGTGAAAGAATATATTTGCCGTCACTTGTCACCTGAGCTGATGCAGTATTCCACATCAACTTTTCTTGGTTGGAATTCCACATCGTTTTAACCGGGGTTTGATTCCACATATTAGGATCTAATTCACCGACAATTTGCTCTTCGGTATTTCCGAGTGGCAATTGACTTGTAAACATATCCTTGTAAAGCTGGAATGAAGTTGTAGCCCCATCCCCCATGAAAGTACAACTAAACTCATTATCTTCAGGCATCTTATAAAGAAATGAATCAAATGCCCCACGACGTTCTAGATAAAACCCTTGTAGTTGCTGCAATTCCTTTCTCCCCTTATTTTCACGCAAAAATGCGTAAGACAACGAGATTTCATATTTCGGAGCAGCCTGAAAACTCGCACGGAGCTCTCGGCCATTAATTGAAGTCATGATCTTGGTATTGAACATGGGGGTAATTGATGTATCCCATTCAAGACCGGGTAATTCTGGAAATAAAACGTTAGACACTTATACCCCCTTATTTACCATTCTTACCGAATCCACGAGCGTAACTATTTAAACCATTAGCAACCGCACGACCATTTTTCTTTAACAAGCGCTCAATACTTTTTGCATCAATTGCACTGATATTAATTGTCGCTCCAGAGCCACCACCTTCCGCAGCTGCAGCTACCCCGAAACTTGCACCACTACGCATGGCTTTGCCCATTTCACGAATGGTATTTGCATGTTGTGAAGGTAAAACCATTTCATCTTCGTGAAGCTGGGTGACTGGATTCACACCGGATGGAATGTCGTAACCGCCTCGAGCAGATTTGATCTTGCCTGCTAAGCCCGCCACTAAACCGAATGCAGCCGCACCCGCACCTACAGCCAGAATTGGACCAATGTATGGAATAGCAACCATGGCTTTAAATGCGCCTGCCATAGCCTCCCATGCCGACATCATGATGCCTTTAATAGCTTCAGCTGCTTTTAGCCCCAATCGAGCTAAACCACCCGCAGCAGTAACACTGGTACGTGTAGCTTCGCCTGCAATCGTTGCCCCTGTTTGAGCCGCTTGGCCAGAAGCTTCAGCCGCCGTTTCAGCACCAACGAAACCAAGCTTTCGAGCCAACTTAATCGCTTGTATTCTGAGCCAGCCTTGTAGCTCTTTAGTAGCCGATTGCAGGGCAAATGCACCCATGTCAGCTAATACTGCTTTAGTTGCGTTACTCCAAGTTAAGGTGCCATTCATAAGTGACTGAATGCCCTGATCCCAAAGGTTTGCAAGCCGAGAAGTAAACCCACCGAACTTAGCTTCAAATTCTTTCATTTCCGCATCACTGATTAAGCCCATAGACTTAGTGTCAGCAACTTTCTGATCTGTCTCTAAATCAGAAATATTGTTTGTGATTTGGTTTTGATTACCCTGTTTGCCTGTAATTCCGGTTTGCTCGTTCTCAAGAGCCAACCGCTCTAAAAGACCTTGCCGCTTAATTTCGCGTAACTGATCTTCTAATTGCTTTTCCAACTGAACTTTACGTACATTTGAAATTTTCTTGGCATCAAACTCGGCTTGAATTCGTGCCGCTTCAATTTCATAAAGTCGCTGTGCTTGCTGTTGATAATTGTCTATCTGTTCTTCACGAGCTTTTTTATATTCCTCAAACTCTTTCAAACGGATAGCAATGATCTTGTCTGAAGCATCCTTTTCAGCTTTGACTTTTGCAGCGGCTTTTTCATCGGCAGTCATCTTAGATTTTTCAATCTCATCTAATGCCTTTTGAAGATCTAAAGCCACTTTCTTTTCTTCAGATGCATATTTATACCGAATATCAGCAAGTGCTTTAGCTGCCTGTTCAGCTTGGCGCACAGCATCAGATTTACCTTGTTTTTTCTTATCTGATTTACCACCATCTGGATTGAGTGCCTTATTTTGCCCGATACCAGAAGTAACCCCTTTACTGCCACCTCTACTACCAAGTTGAGCATTTTGGATATCAATTTTGGCTTGGGATAAGCGATCAAATGTGGGGGTTCCACTAAAGATATTAGATGCTGAATTAATTGCTGCTTTGGTGGTACCCGCAATATCAACCACAGTATCTTTGGTTTCAGTCCAGATAGCTTTTACACCACCTGCTAGAGCCTTACCTTTGGCCAAGATCCCATCCGCATTAACAAAATTTACTGCTGTGCTTCCAATAGTCCTTAGATTACTCATCACGCCAGACATTAAACGTACAAGATTTTGTAATCCAGCTCCAAGCCCTACGATAACAACTGCAACACCCTTAGCAACTGAGCCTAATGTCTGAATAACTCCGGTAAATGCTCCACCTTTTGTGGTGCCATTCATAAAATGACTAATTACACCACTTAAAGCTGGCATAACTGCTTGAGCCAATTGATTTTTAAAGCCAGTGTACTGCATTTGAAGTACTTCAGTCTGAGCCTTTAATTCAATAGATTTTTGAATGGCCTCTTCACCAGTAATAATCCCTGCTTCTTCCATAGCAGACTGGTATTCTTTCCAAAGCTTACCGCCATCTTGCAAGATTGGAATTAAACCTGTGAGATCAGAGCCCATACTTTCAAGATAGAAAGACATTTGTTGCTGATTGACACCGGCTTCTTCCAGCTTATCGACATAAGTTTGTAAGGCTTCTACACCATCCATCTTGGACATTTCTTCAGCGAGCTTTTTAGCACCTTCGGCACCGGATTCTGTTTTAACGGCGATTTGCTCAAAAAAGTCTTTAGCCCCGCCTGAACCAACTGATGCAAACTCACCAATCTTTTCATTGAAGTCTTTCATCATGTCTGAGAGTTTTTCTTGGGAAAAACCTAAAGTTTGCGCTGCGCCTGATAATCCCTGAAATGACTGAATTGAGGTATTTGCTAAGGCTGAGAATCTTGCGAGTTCAACATTATTATTTGCTACCTCAATTGCTAGTGTACCCAAACCTGCTGCAGCTACAGCTGCTCCACCCACAGCTAAACCAGCAACTGCTCCAGCTGCAACTAATGCGCCTCCACGCAATACACTTAATTTAGATGTTAAACCTTCAAAAGCAGATCCAATTCTAGAACCTCCAAAAGCTTCGCTTAATTGATTGCTAAAACCTTCGGAAATAGACTTAGAAATATCATCGAATTGCCGCTTAATACTGGTCAGATCAAACTTAAAATTAACTCCTTTGGTTGTACTTTCAATTTGTTTGGCAGAGGCTGAAACAATTTTTTCTGCATCATCCATGCCCTTTTTTAGTTCGGATGTTTTCGCACCCACATGTACTTCTACGCGATTGTTACTTGCCATACGAACCTCTTAGGCATAAAAAAACCACCCGGAGGTGGTTATGCATTATTTAGGAAATTTATTTAGGAGAACTTCCGCTTTTTAAACATTCTTCATAAATCATAGAGGAGTAAGTTTCCTTATATGACTTTCTTTCACTGCTATACATCGTTAATGGAATATGATCATAAATGCTATCAATTAACTTCTTATTTATATCAGCGGATTCTTTATCGCTAGCATGTTGGTCAATAAAACCATATTGCTGTTCTCTACTTTGTCCATTGAAATAATTATCTAAATAGAGCAATGATGTATCTCTGAATACTCCACACTTTTCCTCTACTGTCATTTTTTCAACTGATTTTGCCTGAACGGCATTTACCATGGTAAATAGAAGTGCAAATATATAAATCTTTTTCATTTAGTCTCTGTAATATTTAATCAATTAATAAATCATTTTCGTTTACAGGTAAAAGCAAACATCTACACTTTTTTAGCCTCACTCGTCCTTTTTAAAGTTCAGAGATCTTAGCAACAATATGAACTTCTACACAGTTATTCATCATGTCAATTTCCTCAGGCATAAAGAACCAATTTCTTGGAGTGGGTTCATATCAAAATTGAAAATGACTTTAAAATTTCAGACGTATATTTTCTTCAGCTTTTTTTGCCTTTAAATATTCATCAAGATCTTCTTGGGTTACTTTAGAAATATCAACATAACTAAGCGAACCGCTTTCCAGATCAATATTATATTTTTGAGATAAAAGTTTATTATAAAGCGATCTACTTGAACCAGTTTCAGAGTTTAAAAGCGTGCACAAACTACCAACAACCTCTAAGTCTACTTCTGATTTCTTTCCCTTTACAAAAGCTTTCAATTGCGCATCTCTAAATATATCTTGTGTTACTTCCCTAACAAACTTTTTATATTTCGCACTATTATCTTCAGCAGCTAATTGAATAGTTTCAAAAGGTACAGTAGTATGCCACAATGATTTTCTTAGTTCACAAACAAAGACCAAGTCATTGGTTTTTAGATCTTTTGTTGCCTTATTTTTTATTAGTTTATCTATTTTATAAGAGTTACTTTCATATTCCTTTGCATATTCATTTCTTTGGTATTGCATATAAAAATAATTCCCAACTATATAAAGAATTGCAGAAAGAGCTAATACAAGAATTCCTATTAATATTTTATTAATCATATTTGATACCCTATAAAAGTATTAACAAAGATACCAAATTGACTATTTAATGTCTCTTAAAAAATCTTAGGCGGCCTTAACCGCCCTGTGGAAAATTACTTAAAACCTCAATTAAATCGTCATCGTCTTCTGATTCAGTATTAACTGGCTGACTTTCATCAATTCCCATAAAAGCTTCCAAAATACGGCAAAGCCGTTGTATCCCAATATGTGCGGGAGGGTTACTTTGCTGATACGCACTTAATGCTCTTAATCTAGGTAGATCCATTTCATTACGTAAATAGTCGTAATCTTTACCCATAGTCAGCACTAAATGCGTGTACAGCTCCTCCCAATTTATTCCCCCGAAGATTCACCTGCTGGTTTACCTGAACCTGTATATTCCAAGCCTGAGGTTTTAGTTACTAGTGATAAGACCTCTTCCATATTGGCCATGTCTAAAAGCTCATCCGAAACATATTCACGGGTAATATCTGGATAATTTCGCTTTAGACAAACGTGTGCCATATCCACAATTACAGATGTGGGTACATTGTTTGAGCTTAATTGTTCTTGGAAACGCTCGATCGTACCCAATGGTGCCGGAGCAAAAATCCAAGTCTGGCCAGCAATTTCTTTACTATTACCACGTGGGTTTTCAACTTGCTTGAATTGCATTTGCTATTACTCCGATAAATCCATTTTGAAAACACGGTTGAGATCATCAGCCATCGGCTGGAATTCAAACTCAGGAATGTCGTAATCGTCTTGTTTTGAACTGAATCCAAGCTTGTTACTTGTACAGCGATAGAAACTCATGTGCATGAATTTGCCCTTGTAATCTCGTTGCAGATCTAATGCAAACTCAGGTGTATAACCCATGTCTAAGTTAGACACGGTAATTGACTTACCACCTGCAACCGTTGCCGAATATCGGAAGCTGATAAAAACAACTTTCCCAACATCCGCCGTTGCAAATGTGTATGCACCTGTCACGTTATCTACGCTGTATTGCCCTGCCACTGGCGCTGATGCCACACGTTTAAGTGGAATGGCCTTCCCGTCTGTAACACCTAAATCCTTAACAAAAGTGCCAGCATTTGGAACTACAGGTGTAACCAAGCCGCCAGTTTGAATAGTTTCACCATTAATGGTTTGGGATACTGTCTCAATCCCACCTTCAGCAACTACACCACCAAAGAAAATAGAATTTAATAATGTGCCATTAATACGGCCGAACGATGCTTTACCCTTAATGGAGCCTTTACCACGAGCAGCATCAACGGCGAACTGTCCACGGCCAAAGAGCTCTTTTAAATCGAAACTAATATCGACACCTACCGACTGTAATACGCCCACTTCGACGGGTGTGGGATTGCTAATCGGTTGCCCATAAACATCTTGAATCGGTGTAGCAAAAATCTTGCCTGCACCAAATAAATATTGAGCCATTTATTTTGACCTCTCTAAAATGACAAAACCGCCATCGAGGCGGTCATAAAATGAATATTTTGTTAGTTAGTGGTGAGGATCCGGATAGGGATAATTGCAATTGCCTGATCATCCAGCATGTTTTCTACCGCTTCATATACTTCTACTGTGCCCTCGATCCAGCAGTGCTCCACCAAACCTCCTAAGGTCTGACACTCATTAAAATCTGGATGGTCGGGTTTAATAGCTTCACGTACACGATCGATGAAAATATTCATTTGTGATGATGGAGGCTTTGCAGTGTCCGACTCATGGATATAGAGATAAACCTCAGCAGCTAGTTCAACTTTTGAATCTAAACCATGAACCGGTACTTCTTGCTGATTACCTTGTGTAATAAACATGGCTGGGCGTTGTTCTGCTGTCACATGGTTAAAGTGACGTAAACGGCGACTTACGGTAATCAATCCTTCTACTTTTGTACTTAACTGGTCAAACAACGCTTGATAGATTGCTTCACTATCCACTTGCTAAACCCCGCTGAATTGCTGCATCAATATTTTTCGGCACAATCTTGGCCACAATATCCAGTGAATCACGCATGAAACGTAACTCTCTAAAACGTACATTCCTTGAATGGGCCTTAATATTGACTTGAATTGGTGAGATAGGTCGGCCAAAAGCTTGTTTAATTGTCCTAAGATGAGCTTTAACGCCCATCGATCCATTTAAGCCAAACTCATGTGCAGGTGCATAAGGTACCAAAGCACCACCAGCTCCCACCGTTCCCTCTATCGAATCCTTATCCTCATCCACTTTAGATGAAACGGATCCACGCAAGCGGCCAGACTGCACATTCAGCCGTTGACCACTCAACATATCTTCCTGAACAATCCGCTGTAAGCGCAAAGTAAGAGCGTTAATCGTGCGTCTTATTTCAAACCTAACGCGATCATTCATCTCATCAAAGTTGACTTGCTTATCAACACGATAATCGCTCATAGCTTAATTACTCTTTAGCAGAGGCTGTCGATTTCTTTGGCTCAACCACTTCGACAAAACGCTCAAAACCTAAGGGCTTTAAAATATGGATAATGTCATTATCGGATTCTAAAACGCCGTTTTTGATATCTAGGTTTTGTCCAGCAATAACGATTTTGGTTGGCTTGTAACCTTCTGGTGCATGATATTTAAAAGGCATGGGTATCTCCTATACGACAAAAGCACCAACGCCTAAACGGTTAGGATTAGTGCCTTCATCATCGATTGGAATTGAATTTTTTAAGGCAAGGTAACGCTGACCATACATGCTGAGATCATAGAATGCTTCTTTCGATGATCGTGAATAACTCACGCTTTGGCCCGCGATTGTCATGCTCGAGGCGTTACTAAAAGCGGCACCATTGCCGCTAGCGACACCTACTTTAAGAATATGTGCTGCATATAGACCTACAGCACGTTCCTTTAATGCTCCGAACTCAATTTGAGATACGACCAAATCTGCTTCTTCTAATGCATCCTGAATCTTTGCATCTGAAAGATTTACTAAGGCAGAATCAGTCGAGAACTTTTCACGAAACGTTTGTACGTCCATAGGTCCACCTTATTCCTTAGCCTGATCTAATTTTGCCTTTAGTTGCTCAAGTGTTTCATCATCATTGAACGTTACTTCAAGCTTCGTTAATTCAGCTTTCACGGCGGCCAAAGCAGCTTCATCAGCTGCCTTTTGCTGTTCGCCTTCTGTATCGTTTGATTTGCCGCCTTTACCACCACGGCCACCTGTTTTACCCGCTGTTTTTGGCTCATCATCTGGGATTTCCTGAATTTCAAGATCACCTTTTTCTACAAGTGACTTAAAAGCCTTCCCTTTAGAAATACGCGTGAAATCCTCGGCGCTGACTTCTACTGTTTGGCCGTTACCAACCTGAATTCCATCAAAAGAAAAAGCGGCCTGAGAGCCGCTGTAAGTAATTTTTGGCATGTTTAGTTTTCCTTATTCAACATCATAGTAGCGGAGAGAATCGACACGTTTTAAATAGACACCTTCATACATATAGTGTCCTGGTGTACGCATCACATAATTGATAGGTTGAGCTGCCAAGAACTCCAGCTCATTACAACGGAAAGTAATACAGCTTGGATCACGGCGATAAATAATGCTGCGGTCAGTACCACCTTCACCTTTACCTTCAAGCATACTTTCAGAAGTGAATGTCAGTGTTTTACCTTGCATTGCAAAAGTATTTTTTTCCTTAATGTATTCAAGGAAAGTTTTACCAGCAGAGTCTGGAACAATACGGCTTGCTAGAATCGTGAACTTATTTTCAGGCATCACGAAAGTATCTGGTTGAACACTGCTATCAAACTTTGAAGCATTGGTAGCGCCTTTAATCGCCTTGTTAATGTCTGCAAGAACAGCTTCAACTGTAGCGGTTGCATAATCTAATGTTGAAGTAATGACCTCTACACCAGTCTGGTTATAAAAACCAAGTAAACCCGTTTCAGGTTCACCAAACCATGCAACATCACTCATATGGTTTTCATAAGCCAAACGAGCAGCAGCAACTTTGTCTGTAGTTAACTGGATACCTGCTTTTAATGCTGCTGCCGCATCAAAAATACTGATTTCGTAACCAATAACACCCGGTTGTACGGTGAGTTTTACTTCATCGTATACAACCTCTGCCAATGGCACATCATTACCTTGACCTGAGAAGCGTTTACCACGTCCCACACCTTTCTTACGTTGTAAGACACTTGCAGAACCAATGACCGCACCTTCTAGACCTTCGATCGGTAAATACTTTGCGTAGGCTTGTGCTTCAGCAAGTTGCGGTGTCATTTCATCAATTGATTCAAGTTTTAAAAGTAACTTGGCAAAGTTATCTAAATTAAAGGCATCACCAACAGCAATTTGCACCCCATGTGCAACGGCCGACAAGCGAATTTTCATTTGTTCTAATTGTTTTGACATTTTTATGCTCCACGTAATCGAAGGATTGCTAAACCATCAGGACCTGTGATGGTTTCCCAAGAGGCATTAGGTAGTTCAGTAGAATCTAATGCTGCAGATGAAAGAGATCCTAACGGCGCTTGTGCTGTAGGGTTAGAGGTACGGACATACACCTTTGCCTTGATATCAATTACAGGTGCAGTGGGTTTTACCCAGATTGAACCAATCTGCATGATCGGTGCACAGTCTTTGGCTTGATAGGCTTCTTTACCTAAAGCATTTTTTCCCGACTTACCTACATGCTGAAAAACAACCACACCAAATTTTGTATTGGTAGCATCTGTTACAGCACTTACGGTTTTACCATCTGCTGATTGAACAGCTACTTCCCCATCGCTTAACACTGTAGTGCCAGCGACCGCCAAAGATAAGATTTCTTCGGGCATATGGAGACGAGCTCGCATACCCGGAATTGCTTGAGGTGTTAATGACATTCTCTTTTCTCCAGAAACTTAGAAGCTTTGTTTCCAAGCTTCTTTTTTGTTGTTTGTTTTCTTCTCTTCACCACCAGCAGGTTTGCCATCACCTGCATTAATGTTTTGTTGATGGTTAAGTGCATCAGCCACCGGGTTAGATGGATGAGTTCCTTTTACAGCCGACAATGCGCGGAAAGTTGTATCAATCTGCTCAGGCTTTGCATCACCTACAGCAACGCTACCCATTAAAGCTGTTACTAAAGCATCACCCGCTTTAGCTGCAATAACGTCACGTTTGATTTGCTCGCATGTGCAGCCTTCGGTTTTAACTGTTGGTACCAATGCTTTAGCATCGGCAATCACAGCAGCACGTTCGGCAGCGGCTTGTTCAAGTTTTTCAGGCGTCATCTGGTTCTTTTCCAGATCTCCGACTTTTTGTTCAAGTGTGGTTTTTTCAGTATGCAATTGATCTACCACTGCTTGAACTGCGTTTAGTTCATCACCGATAGAAAATTGCTTATCACCGACTTTAAGTTTTGCAGCCTTCAAGTTTTCCAGCTGCTCTTGCTGGATCTTCAATGCATCCGCAAAAGGCTTGTTATCGCCAATGTCAAAACGCATACCGTTTACAATTACTTCCATTGTTTTCCCCTCTGGTGGAGTTTGCTTTTGGTCACCGATGCGGCAATCACCACCACAGCGACCGTATTTAACGAGTGCTACGTGATTGCCAATAAAATTGATAAATTTTGCTTGGTACACCGTGCCATCTGGCGCCGTGCCCTGCTCTAAAACTAATGTGGCTCCATAACCCAGCGACATTTCTAATCGCTCGTTGTTCTGGATTAAATCAATGCTGTCCTTATCTTTAATGAGCAAATCGCCCAATAAATATTCGCCTTCTTGGCGGACATTCTCACAATAGCCAATGTGGTAGTCCTTCCAATTAGCCGCATTAATTTCATTCTTGGGTGGGTGATAATCTGTAGCATCAGCACCATCCCAACTTTTAATCGCTGCTGGCTTAAATAGTTCTTCTGCGGATGTATAGACGTTAATCGTCTGATCTGCTGAAAAGCCTTCTAAGTTTGGGAACTCATATGCATAGTACTGACGTACCTGAGGTGCTTTTCCCAAGCGAACATTTACACATTTCAAATAACCTTCTGGGGTAAATGAGCGTGTTGATTCACTTGGCGCAAAGTCACCTACCTTGAAGCGGTAAATGTTTTTCATAAATTGCGCTCAATAAAAAACCCACCAAGTGGTGGGTTTGAATATTTAAATATTGATAAACGGCTACAATCGTGCTGCTCTTGAATCTGAAACGGTTTCATCATATCTTTCAACAAATTTCGAAAACTTATCTCGATTTATATTATAAGTTCTCAGCCAGTTAGCTACAGCATCGCTAAATACATACACTAAATCCATAAAATTAAAATAATAAATATCATCATCACCTAGATCAGGTTTTTCATGTGAGTTTGAAATGTAGAAAGATATTCTTCTAACTTTATTATTAGTTACTTTTTTAGAGTGGAGATTTGTCATATGCAATAAACCATTTCTTAACTCCCATAACTCACTAGAAGTTATCCCGATACTTTGTAAACTGGAAAACTCATCCATCCACTTTATAAATACATTACCCTCATTACCAAACTCAATATATGAAATACTATCAATAGCACTCAAAAGCAATTTCATAGCTGAAACATACAAACCATTATTAAATAAAAGTTTAACACCAATCATATAATCATCATTAATTAGCTCCTGAAGCTTTATTCCCTCTTCATTCGTATATTTTAACAACCAATCATCTTGATAACCTTTAAGCCCTAATTGTTGTCTTAGATTTTCCATTGAGTAATTATCCGATGAAGTCGTCGCATTAAAAAAAATCTTTCCATCTTTAATTGGTGTTCGAATAAATAAAGGACTAGATGAAGCACCAATAAATTGGAAAAACTCTTCCAATTGAGGAGATATGATATTTCCCAATCTATCAAATGAATTATATTCTTTCAGTGTATGTACATTTTTAGGCTGAAAAGATAATGAATTTTTATAATCATTTTCTACGTTAGCTCTTAAGAATTCAAATTTCTTAGCATCACTCTGATAATTAACCTCATGAATTACATAAGATAAATTTTTACACTCACCCTTTTCATTGAAGATCGTAAAAATATTATAGATTTTTTCCACCATACCAATTATCCCACCAACCGAAGTCATCAATAATCTAACATTTATTATTCAATCAAAATATCCTCATAGTTAGGCAAGGCTGTGCAACGACACCGTATAGGTTGTCCGGGATGCCCACCATCTGGCGGTGAATCCCATCTAAATGTTTTACCCTGCTTATGTTGATGATCTGGCCGTACTCGCTCATCTTTCGCCGTTTGCCATGTGTAAGTTTCAACACCCATTGAAAGCTGTCTGGCTTGATTGATTTGTCCGTTAATCTTGCCCATCTGATCACTAGCAATAAGACGCGCACGGTAATCGGTAGATAACCCTAATTGCTTAATAGCTTTTGCTAACTCTTCATTTGTTTGACCAGTCTGCAAAGCATTTGTGATTAAAACTTCAAGCTTATCGGCGTATTGCTGAGGAATAGACTTAATTAAGCTGACATTGGCAGTAATATTTAGGTCTACTTCATCTTGAATATCAGCAGCTCGATAGAACGGCGTGAGATCCACACCAATAATTGCTTTGGTGTGCTCTGCAATTTGCTTGTCCACTTCCTTTTGGGTATCAGTCACAACTTTTGTGGCCAACGGTGTGGAAATCTCAACAACATACTTTGTGAGCTTTTCCCTAAACGCCGTCATCATGTCAGAGAACCAAGCATCACCGATGTTCTGGCCTACCATTGGAATGACTAGATCCTTGGTTTGATCCTGACAGTATTTTGAGATTGCCAGCAATTGCCGTGTGTAATAAAGCTCTACACGGCGATTTACGTGCACAGCTCTCGGCTTAGAAGCTTTACGCCCCTTCTTACGTTTCTTCACCTGCTGGAGGTGTGGTTTCAGTATTTGAATTATCGTCGTCATCTGGCTTCACCATTGTTTCAAGCTCTTTGATGTGATCTTCATCAATCACTGAATAAACACCATCAATAACAAGCTGCTTTGCTATCTGCGGCTCTGTAATGACACCCATTTGAAGATATTTATCGTCACGTTCTGCGTTAGCTTTCTCTACTTCAGAGCGAACCTTAGCGTCTAGCTGCCATAACGGGTTAAATACAACATCTAAACTTGGAATCAGACGACCAAATGTAGCTTGGCAAATCACTTTTAAAAGCTTCAACATGAATGGCTTTAACATCCATATTTGCTTAGTTGCAATACTGTCGTAATAGTTTCGGGTGTCATGCTCACCTGTTGCATTCATCCCTGCAGGTGATTGGCCGAATAAAACCGTATATGGCATTTCGGCCGCTCCAGAAGTTTGAATCGAATATTCACGCATTAGATCAGGCAGACCGCCAAAGCTATAAGATTTAGAGTCATACTCTTCCTCTTTATCTAAGACGATCATCCCGTTCAGGCTCTTAAGCAATCCAACACTAAGAAAGCGTTCTGCTACACCTTTTAGATCCTCTTTGATCTTATCAACCAAATGCGGTGTTCTAATCACATCAATTTTTGATTCATGGACTAAACTAGCAGTGGCTTTCTTAACTGCCGCATGATCAAGCAGATCCTCATAAACTTCCTGTAAAACACTTACAGGCTCTTCATTGACCACATCTGCATGACCAAATTTAATTAAGCGTGTTTGGTGGATCCGTTGGTTAGATTTTCCATCAAGTTTAAGCTTGTAAAATTCAGGTTGTTTAAGAAGCCCGCCTGCCTCATTTGGCGGCAAGTACTTAGAAGTATCGGCCTCAATCTGCTTTTTCTTAAGTACCGTAAAAAACTCTAAACGCCCAACACCCAGTTTATTTAAATCGAATGGTTGATCTAAGTTACCGCCGTCCACTGTACCTAGAAGTACATAGCAAACGCCATATAAGCGAGAAAGGATCAAGCTAGATAAGAGCACCCCATCTAAATTAAAAGCCTTACACGCCTCTTTAAGCTTCTCTAAATCATTATCCTGAATTCCCTCATAGAACCAACCAGCTCGTAGCATGTCACTTGCTGGTCGGTTCACAATGCGCTTAGCTAACCAGTGTTGATACACCGCTTCTAATTGCTCATCAGGAATAACCTTTTTAACAAAGCTCCCGTGTGATGCCTTATCACGATCTGTACCAATATTTGAGACAAAGTTTGTGTACGCCCCTGCATCGCCAATTGCATCGGGCTTTTTAGTTTCAGCCATAATTTCCTCTAATCAAATACAGTTGGCTTTATAGCTAATGAATCATTAATCGCATCAATGGTCGGGTCCCATTGGTCATCATGATCATGTGACCAATCAGCAGTAAGCCCTTCGATTTCTTCGATGTAGTTCAATAACCATGGTGCGTTTGCAGGCAACCAAACGCGCTGATCTTCGACATAAAGAATGACGTCCATTGTTCGTGAAAGTTTGTCCTCATCACGCTGAATTGCCCGAATAGGTAATGTGGTTTCCCTAGAAATAGATTGAATCAATCCGGTACCACTCGACTTATCTTCTACAGCCATGTAACGCAGCTTGCCGATTTTGGTGTTACTGTCCTTATGCTTATTGATAAAGGCTTTAGCCTCCTTCAATAGCTCAGGTGCTTCCCATTTGCCGCGCTTCACGTCAATGATGTAAAGGTTATTGTCATAGCCAAGACCAGCACATAAGAACACTGAAAAGTCATTATGCTTTTTGACCTTCTGTGCTGTATCAGCCCATACAGCCCGCCACTTAAGAACAGGTAGATCTAGATAACGTGGGAACCATTCAGCTTTAACAAGATCACCGCCAAGCTTTTTCGGTGCTTGCTGATATTGGCTTGCAAATGTATATCGCGATACCGTAGCGCCGTCTTTATCCTGTCCGCCTTGTTCGAGTTGCAATAGCGATTGCAATGATTCTTTCAATGGCCAATAGCTTTGACGGCCTTTCGCATCTCGCTCAACATTACGTGGAATTTTGCTTTGGATTTTTTCAGGCAACTTACTGATGTATTCATCATCAATAAGGGCTGGAATACTGATCTGTTCCCATTCACCGGGAACGTTACCCGTCATTACAAAGTTAGTCGGATCTTCAACGTGCAAACGCTGCATGATCAGAATAATTGGCGTGTCCGATTTAGCTTTACGCGAGTTGACCGTGTTTAGAATCTTACGGTTAGCTTTGCGTCTTGCTGTTTGACTAAAAGCATCCTCAGGCTTTAATGGGTCATCCAGAATAATCGCACCGGTAAAGCCTTCATCCGCTAATGTACCGGCACGGCGACCTGTTACCTGCCCACCCATTGATGCAGAATAAACATGACCAGCGTCATAGCCATCGACCGTGGTTTTCCAGCTTGATTTAGCATCAGTACTGGTCGAGATCTTTACAGGCCAAAGATTTTGAAAATCTTCTGACTTAACAATGTTCCTTGCTGTTGCTGAAACCTCCTCTACAAGCGATTGTGAGAATGACAAATACAAAAAGCGTGATCGAGCATTACGCGCTATACCACGTGCAATAAGGTTGGTTAGTAATTCAGTTTTACCGCTACCCGGTGGGACGTTAATAACTAGGTTTTTAACCTTCCCTGCAATAACCTCGTCGATCTTGTCGGCAATATATTCATGATGCCAATTGACTGAAAATTTAAAGCCCATACGAGGCAAGAAAAAACGCCGTGTAAAGAATAAATGTTCTTTCTCACAGAGCTCTCGCTCTAATTGCATTTCCAGTAGCTTAGTATTTACCTTTGAGTTCATCTAACACCTGCCTTATTTGCTCAGGCGTTGCAACAACTTGTGTGACATGTTCGCTTTGAAGTGGTCCACCATCAGCGCCAGTTAGCTCTGTTTTGTTGGTATATTTGCCGCCCATATCCTCTGCTGCTTGTTTAAGAATATTCATCGCAGCTACTCGGTTTCTACTATGTTTCTGATATTGGCTTTCATATCGCTGCATACGTACCGCTAAATTTGCAATGGGGATTGCCTCAGGCTTACCCAAAAACATTTCGCGAGTCTTTTCAAAATCAACCCTTAACTCTTCACTAAGGTTCTCACCTGCCCGTTTAGTTGGGTCGTATTTTTCACATTGCTGCTTAGTAACTTTTATCCCGTATTCTTGGTTGACGAGCTCAGCAGTTTCTGTGGGTGTATTAAATACGGCAAGTGAGCGAACTATAAAGAGTTTTACCTCTTTTTTTAGAGCCGCCATATCCTCAATCCTGTCAACCTACGTCAACCTAAATAGCCAAAAAAAAGAGCCCTAAGGCTCATCAAGTAATAACGCAGTTCCCACAGCATTTTGATATATCTAAATCAGAAACAAACGGCGGATTTTTTGCGACTTCAATAAGCCGCTTAACGTTTTCATTTGCGCCCCAACGCTTAACAACACCGATAAACTCTTCCACATCATGACCAGCTAAATAGTGCTTTGGTAAGCCAGTATGATCACTGTAAATAATCTCACCGTCTCCATCACGCTCTACACCAATATGGTAAAGCTCATGCTCAAGCAAAGCACAGAACTCGCTATCATTGGCTTTATCGCAAAAGGTAGCGTCGATAGTGATTAAGTAAGTCGGCACAAATCCGAACCAATCCCGCATTTGTTGTTCTTGGCGAGCTTTCTTCCATCCGCCTTGTTGAAACATAACCTTTTCACATTGGCCTAACACCATACGTTTAGCTCGTGTATAAGCAGAAGAAGCCCAAGCAAATGCTAGAAACTCTTCATTATCATGAAGCAGCTCAGCGATATGGTCATGGTCCGGGTTATGCAAATGCCCACCAAGCGTTAGAAAATTAGCAACAACCCATTTCTTTAAATCTGGTGCCGGTATTAAACGGATTGCTTCCTCTTCTTCAGCTTGGTCAATAAAATCAGTTGGTGGAAATGGTCTTATTTGATCCATCTTCGATTCTCGCTAATTCGCTTTTAATCCAGTTAATTGCATAACCTGATTCAATTTGGTGAGGTTCAAGGCGCTCAAATACATAACCTCTATCCAAAGCAAGATCATACTTACACAATGCATTTGCTATCTTTCTACCACCGCGACCAACAGCCCAAGGGCTACCAGCAATTTCTATAAGAAGATTCAAATTCACAATATAAAAATCAAAACGCCAATTTTTGGTTGATTCAAATTGAAATTTTCGCCGATATCCAATTCGATGTTCTTCTAACTCTTGAAAAAGGGTTTCTTCAGCTTCGAGATATTTTTCTTTAGCCTTAGGCAAAGGTCTGCTTTTAGATTTTGTTTTAGGTTCTTTTTTTCTTGTGAGCCAAAAGTATTCTTTATCGTCCATATTTCACTCATAAAAAAACCGCCCGAAGGCGGTGGCTAAACTCAGAGACCACTAACTATTATTTTTTAAAAGTTGATTTATAGAGCCTTGAATTAAAATAATCCGTAATCTCTTTACCTTCATTTTGAACCTTTTCCTCACTTAAAGGTAAAAAATCTAATTCAGACTTTAAACTCATAAACTCTGGAATAAATTTCTTAATTGGCGGAGGTGGTTTAGGTCCACCTTCTGTAATTTTTTCAATAAATCCAGCTAACCATAAAATGTATTCATCTTTTAAATTATGAGGAGGAATCAGACTGACATCTATTTTTACTTTGCATTCCTCTAGTGGTGTACTGAACTGTTCAATAAAATCAATAAAATTATATTTTAATTTAAATTCTGTCCCCTCAATTTCACTGCGTATATATTTCATAAGTGTGTTCATATTTTCAATAGAGTCATCTGAAAATACTTCCTTATCTTTCACTTTCTTATAAATATTTTCCGCAAAGATAAGATAGTGTGGCATTTCGGGAGATCCTCATTTTTATAAAGTAATTTTTTCTTAAGGTAGTCTTATTACAACAATGTTACAACAAGAAATTTTCTTTTTTTAAGGAAACTTTAAGATAATTTAAAAAATAATTATATTCAATAATTTAGAGTAGATGAAAGCTTTGCAGATATGATTTTTTCTATTGAGTTTTAAAATGAATTATTGAATCTAACTGATCAATTTAAAAAGCTTGCCAAGTAGGCAAGCTCCCCCTTTTTGATATTTGCGCTGATCATCAAGGTTTAGTGTTACTTAAAGCAACACTCTGATAGTACAGAAATATTTAAGAATAAAAAAGCCCATTTCTTCTTCTCATTTAGAAATGGGCTTAGCGAAAAAATGACGCTTATACCTGAAATAGGAAATATCTATTCGGAAATATTTCCAACTGCATCTTGGCATAATATTTAAGCACCATCAACATTAATTGAATAAAAAATAAAATAATTCAGACATTTAAAACACTAATATTTAAATACCTATACATTTCTAGTAATGATAGTTTTGATTTTTTCTTACTCATACATAATCTTTTAGTTCTATAAAATTATTCAAACCATGAAAAAACCCACTGACAATTGATATCGAGTGGGTTCTTATGTTTCGTAGTGATTAAGCTCTTTGCAGAGTTACGATCGAAGACTAACTAAAAATTAAAAAAGCTAATTAGTTTTCAATTTTCACAATCACATACTGCAAGCTTACATATATTCCAACTTTTCCGCCTTCAAGTGCTCCATAAAGCTCTTCTGGCAGGAAATAACCCGATTCGTCAAAGATCCACTTTTTATTTCGAAAAATTTGCACTTCACCATTTTTATCCAGTTGTGCAATTGGATCAATTACGGACCTTATAATTATCACTTCATTCGTTTCTACATCTCGTACAGTGATAATTGTCATTTTAAACCCCTTATTAATCATCCTGTATAACAGGTAAATTTACATCGGTATACAATTTTTTATTATTTTTTAAATATTTATGTAATTTTTAAATTTTACTTAATATTAAAAGGAAAATCCTCTCCAATAATCGATTTTTAGCGGGCCTTCATGTGCCCTAATACGCTCGGCTAATAAAAAAATACACATTAAAAAGCCCATTCCTCCATAAGAGTAATTGGCCATAAAAATAAAAAATTTCAGCGCAGATAAATCTGAAACGCCTTCACATCTCTTTTAATTCCCTGACCATTTAATTTACCGCCCACACAAAGGTTCATTTCAATTACCACTTGTTAATCAGGCTGGGCTATAGCATAAATAAAAAAACTCATTCCCTATTTAGAAATGAGCTATGTGAATTCCACAAAACCTGAAATTCTAAGCTTTTGATGCTTAGCATATATGAGATTAAGACTTTTCACTTGTCGCAGCAAACAGCAGAACTCATGCGTTCACTTGCACACGAAGAAAGATGCAAATGATAAATCATCTTTTTATATTTAATTCAGGCACCATCTTATGGTTTTTCCATTCTTAATTTATCTAATATAACTTCCTGATTTCTTAAAATATGACTAATTTTAAGTAGCAGATAACCCAATCCTAAACCGTTCAAAATTATCAAACATCCGATCACAACCATTTTGACTGACCATACCTTTACGATTTCAAGATAATCATTGCGGATTTCCACTTGGCCAAACGCTACAATAAAAGATATTCCCCATATCAAACCTAGTATCATTACTATTTTAGCTACCAAAGAACAGCTCTTGCTTTCAGTATGATTACTTCCAATATTAGACATAGCTCACCAATGTAAATTAATCCTTCCATCTCTTTCTAGCCAAAGACTATTAAGAATTAAAGTTCATTTACCTTCTTTTTTTGCAAACTATGTAATGTTTCTTAAGTGAATTGTTTAATCAAAACTGTTCTACTAATACTCAATTCAACGAGACTTTAAGGAATCTAAGCCTTCTAAAAAGCTTTTAGACCTATTGGCTAAAAAGTATTGGTTAAAATTGATGAACTCTAACAAAAAAATATCATCATAGAATTCAATAAAATTTGAATATCAACTCTTCATTGAAGATTCTATTTGAATTTTATACTGAATATCTTTTTCTTTATCAGTATAGGATAGCGTTCGCTCAACCCTTCTTTTTCTTAGTTTACCAATTTCAGAATCAATTTTAGCAGTAATCAAAGATTCTTCTTCTTGGTCCTCATTAGGAATGTACTCAATTGGTGATTTCACACGTTAACACTCCTGAACTGTCTCTCAGTATGAGTTCAGGGCAATTAAATAAACCAGTGCATTCTTGTGTTTAAAAAGGGAAAAGTCTGAATCCAATAAAAAACGAAAAAGCCCACCTTTCGATGAGCTCTTTAAGAATTTGGTGGCGGACCAAGGAGTTGAACCTTGAGAGTTATTGCTTGCACCATAGGGTAGACTTTATTTTGCCCAACTTTCCCGTCATCTGGATCCAATCCGCCAATAACCCTTGACCGAACCATACGACATTATTTCTAACCATCATCTTTTCTCTCCTAAGCAACATTTTTGTTAAATCATTAAGGGTTAACATCAGTGATGCGAATTGGATGCCAGATGCGAGTACAGATACAGGATTGTAAAAATCTACCTTGCTCACTAAGCCAAGTCCCAAAGCGAGCGATACGAACCTAAAAAATTGTTTTGGTCCTCGGAAATCCGAAAAAATGACCAGTATAGAAAAACATTACCTTAAATCCGATTAGCTGTCAATTAATTGTTCTGTTTAACTTTTTTCTATATTCTCCCACATAAAAATCTATTTCATCTTCCATGTCTTTAAGAATGATATCCACCATTACACCAAGATATGCGTAGTTCTTACTGTAAGTATCTGCCTTGATCTCATCAATACCACAGAATTTCAATTGGCCTTGCAATGTTCTATCTTCTTTAATATTTGGACGCATTGAAAAGAACACCTGCATGCGAGAAATTTTCATGCAAAATAATTTCAGATTAAAATGGTGTCGCTGACGATCTTTGATCGCAGCTTCATGCAAAATTGAACCGATATGCTCTACAAGTATGTTGAATGCTTGCGTATTGTCACGAGAATCGCCCCATACCAACATTTCACAATATGCCTTAGTTGCCTCATCTTCAATTGAAGCAATTGCGCCACAACGTTCTTCCCATGTAGGTGCTTTCTCGCCTGTCGAAACAGCAGAAGTCTCATAGCTTGCCGTTTTAGCTCTCATTTGCTGACTGACCCACTCAAGATTTGATAATTCTTCTGCCACTACTGCACTCATCTTTCACCCACCATTTTCTCTATCTGCTGAACCGCTAAACCTGACTTCACTTGCTCTGTACTGAACCGTAAAACTGTAAAACCCATCATTGCTGCTTCGTTGTATTTCTCCATATCCCCGATGTAACCTTTGCCCCTTGTATGTCTACCTCCACTCCAGATACCGCCCTCTACCTCAACTAAAATCTTTGTACCCGTAATCAGAAAATCAGCTCTCCATTTGCGTTTCGGATGGAATTTATATTCCTGCTCAAAACTGATCTTGCATGCTCTTAAGTGCGTTGCCAGTACCGTTTCACCTTCACTTGGTTGTCTGGTACCTTGCTTTGCTGAACGGCGTTTCTTTGTCTTCACTGGGAATAATTCACGGTATTCAGCTAAACTCATGCTAGACATACAAACCCCTTTCAAAAGCGTAAAGCTCAATATGTAAGAGCGCTACGTTGACATCGTAGAGGTCTGTCATGCTGCCCCCTGCAAAGTTCCCTTGAACCCAACTTGCTTGAGATACGGTTCCCATTGTTTAGCCTGAGCTGGATCACTAAGTTTTACAGCGATACGTGCAGCGAGTTGATCGTAGCTTTCCCCTGCAGCTGCAAACTGGCTTGCGAATTCAGGATGTTGTGAAAGTTTTTGAGCGAAGGTATGAACCTGTTTGTCGCTCAGTTTCTCTTGAGCGCTCGGCGCGCCTCGTACTGACGACCCTGAATTCCGGAAACCTGCCTGTTCACGAGCTTGATATTTTCCACATGCGTTGATTAACCAATCTGCAAAGTGGTAATGCATGAGTTCATCACAAAGATTCTTTTCGGCGTTGTAGAGTTCAAACGCTCTTAACTCCCGATCGAACCAAGTCGCATTTTTGATCTGCTCGTAAGTTTCCTGATCAGTTGCCAAACGAATTTCTTCACCAAGTTTTTTCAAACTCAACCATGTTTTTTTATTTTTAGATTCATCTGATAGATTCCCTGATAGGTTCTGTGTCCCAATATTGGGACTGGTCTCGGTACCGTTTTTGGGACTGGTTGCGGTCCCATTATTGGTACTAGTACCGTTTTTGGAACCAGTACCGAAATTGGAACTAGTTCCATTATTGGTACTAGTACCGTTTTTGGAACCAGTACCGAAATTGGAACTAGTTCCATTATTGGTACTAGTCCCTTTTTGGGGACTGGTTAAATCATTTTCTTCACGGCCCATCACACCAATTAACTGGTAAACCTTCACACCATTTCCTGTGATTTCACCTGTAAATCTAATTAATGAAATTGCTTCAAGCTCATCTAATACTTTGATCACTGTTTTACGGTTAAGGACAGTGTCTTTAACCATTCGCTTAATACTTGGGTAGCAATTATGAGACTCACCAGCTCTATCAGCCAAGGCCAATAAAACGAGTCTCTGACTTGAGGTTTTAACCTCTGCTTTGAAAGCCCAAATGGTTGCATCTAGACTCATTACTCACCAGCCTTAGGCTTTACATATCCGCCCATGTATTCAATCTTTTGAGCCTTATACAAACTCGTTTCAATTTCTCCAGCCAAATACAAAGTAATGCGGCCACAACGAGCGAGTTCTTGTCTAAACTCTTCGCGTGTAATGGCTGCATTCTTTTCGTTGTATCCACGCTTACGGAGATTTGCTTTATTTCGTTCAAGCATTTTGTTCAGAAGATTAAGAGCCGGCTCATACCATGACTGGATACCTTCTCTCTGCTTATATTCTGGAAGGTGTTTGAATTGCTTATTCATGACACCTCCGCCCGAGCTAACTCTTCTGCAGTTAATCGACGTTTTGGTTCTAACTCAGCAATTGATGCCGATCTAAAGAATTGAACTGGTAGAGCTAATTGCTTGCCACATGCTGACTTAACAAAAAGTCGTTTAGGTGTGCTGTAGTAAAATCCAAATACTTCAAAAATTTCGTTATGTTCCAGTTCATTAACAACCACCATGTCACCGACTACAAATTCCTGTGAGTTGAGTTCAATTGGTTGTTCTGATAAATTGCTCATGTTCTAATCTCGCTATAGATTTGAATGCCTAAAAGCCTGATCTCATCCATCAGGCTTTTTTCATTTCTAAAATTTGTGATTCAGGATTTACCTCAACGTTCCTACGTATTCCCAAACGCTCCCTCTTGTGCCTATTTTTATCTGCCCTTTCAAGCATTAAGCTAACTTCATGATATTCACCCATAAGGGCTTTTTCTAAGAGGACTACAGCTTGATGTGCATACTCATTACCACGGACATCCGCGATCAATCTCAAACGTTCCATCATGTCTGGAAGCATCTTCAATCTAAGATCTTCTTTTTCTAGACTCATATGTATGTCCTTAGACTGCTGCAACTTTGCTTTTTAGCGGCTCATTCCCTTGTGCTAAATCACGAATCTGATATTCGCGCGCTAATGGGATTTTTTCTTCAGGCCACTGGCTAATTGCTTGAGTACTAATATTTAATTTAGAGGCTAACTCAGTAACACTGCACTCCAATAAGGCCAATGCTTCAGTTTTGGTCATGCATTTCACCAACAAAAGTAACTTTACTTACCTTTATTTAAACACATAAAACTTACCTTATCAAATGGTAAGATTTCTTACGAACGGAACTGGCATAGAACTATGGAAACTTTAGGTACTCGTTTAAAAAATTTGAGGAAGTCTAATAAGCTAACTCAACAACAAGTTGCTGATGCAATTGGTGTTTCTAAAACATCAGTGATTTATTGGGAAAAGGATGAGAACTTACCTAAGCACGATAGTTTGATGGCATTAGCCCAAATTTTAGGGGTTACTTCGGATTACCTGTTAAGTGGCAAAGGGAGTAATTCACTAGATCAAAATGTAACTACACCATTTCCAATAGCAGGTCGTTTAGTACCAGTTATTTCTTGGATACAAGCAGGTACTTGGACTACTGCAGATTCTGTTCCAATAGGTACTGAATTCAAGGAATGGTTACCACCAAACCCTAAATGTGGAAAAAACGGATACGGTTTAATTGTAGTTGGGGAATCTATGTCTCCAGACTTTAGACCAAGTGACAAAATATATGTAAATCCTGACTTTCAAATAAGTGATTTAAAAACAGGTGATTTGGTTATCGTTGCATGCGACGGGGAAACAGAAGCAACTTTCAAGAAATTGATTGTAGAAAGCAATGGTATGTATTTAGAACCCTTAAACCCTAAATGGCATGAAAAAATCATACCACTCCGAGAAGGATGTAAATTGGTTGGTAAAGTCGTTGGGTTATATAGGGATGTGTAATGATAAATGGGGTGCAATGTGCCAAGTAAACGTCAAAATATTGATCAACTTTTAGATAGTATTGGAAAGGCTAAAACTAATAATCAGTTTCGCCCTTATATAGACTATATTTATTTTCCCCATTATAAAAATTTAGAACCATTTACTCAAATTGATTTTGACTTTCCAATTACAGTTTTAATTGGTGCCAATGGCACAAATAAAAGTTCAATATTAAAAGCATTAGAAGCTTGCTGTCCTCGCATATCTTTAGGTAATCGTTGGTTTTCTACTCAAATCGATCCGATTAGACATAGACCTAATGTTCCTTGTTTCGTTTATGGATATGAAGCAATTAAAGGAACTGAGGTCACTAAAGCCCAAGTACTTTATACTAAATACTTTCGGAATAATGATCCAGACTATTGGGAGCCAGCCAAAGCGGTTGCAAAATATAATATGGATCCTGTATCAACAGATCCAGCATTTGTAAAAAAATGGGGACTTAGCAAACAACGTTGGCCAAAAATTCCTAAAAATAAACCTGTTTATTTAACATTTAGGGATTCTATAAGTGCTTTTGATAAATTTTACTATTATGGAGATGCTCATCCAGGGAAATCTGATATCAAAGACCGAAGAAAAACAATTAGGCGTTATTCTAGAGCACTAAACCATGTGATAAAAAATAATTTAAAATCACATACATATATGAAAAAAGAGCGAGTTAAAAATAACGAAATTCTTTCAGCAAAAGGTCTTGAATATGTTTCCTATATTCTTGCTACACATTACGAAGAAATAAAGCTTGTACACCATACTTTTTATAATTGTGAAGGTTATACGTGTAAGTTTAAAAGAAATTCTATTGAATATAGTGAAGCTTTCGCGGGTAGTGGAGAATATGCTGTTATACGAATAGTTAAAGAAATTTTAAATGCAGAAAATTTTGCTTTAATTTTACTTGATGAACCAGAAGTTTCTCTACATCCTGGAGCTCAAGAAAAATTAATGGAATTCATTGTAGAACAAACTCTTGCAAAAAAACTTCAAGTTATTATTGCGACTCATTCACCAGCATTGATCAGGTCACTTCCTCATAATAGTATTAAAGTATTATTAAATGATCATTCCACCAATACAACAAAGCTTTTAAAACAATCATGCCCGCCTTCAGAGGCGTTCTTCCATATTGGAGAGCCATCTCCTGATAAAATTACTATTATAGTTGAAGACAAACTAGCGGAAGCGTTAATTAAATATGCAATTGAAGATTTACCGGAAGCACAGCGGTCTTTATTAGAGATAAACTATTATGGTGGATCGTCTAGTATTTTACAAAGTTTCGGTATTTCTAATGCTATAGCCCAACATAATAATATTCATATTTATCTAGATGGTGATCAAACACCTGCTAACCCTTTAAAACCGATTGAAGATCTAACAGAAGGTGAAATATTAAATACCGCTGAAATTTTAAATAAGATGTTTAATTGTAAATTAGTTATTCCTAAAGATTCGAATGAGAATGAAGAAAAAATAAAGAAACGTAATAAAAGGATATATTCTTATTTTAAGAATAATATTCATTTTTTACCATCAAATCAGATTCCTGAAGGATTTATTTGGGAAAAGTCCAGTTCTCCAATGAAAAGTTTAATATCTAATAGTGAAACAGGTAGCTATAAAGAACGTTTTGAACAACTTTCTAAAGAATTATTACCAGAATCCTCTGCAATTAATTCAGATAAAATATTTACTACTCAACTAATGCTATTAAAATATATAAGTAAACAAGATCCCGATCTAGAATCTATAAAACAAAATATTTCACATTTATTATCAACTCTTTAATAAATGGCTTTTCAAAATAATTGCTTGCCTTCTGATAAATTCAGGAGGTAAGGCATTTCCAATCATCAAAGCAATAGCTGTTTGATTTGAAGTTGCAAATTTATAATCTTTAGGAAAAGTCTGTAATAAAGAAGCTTCACGAAGAGTTATACATCTATCTTCTTCTGGATGCAAAAATCTGCCCTTTGAAGGTGAAATACATCCACCAGTAATTGTCGGAGATACATCATCCCATTTCATTCTTCCATACACATCATTAAATTGGGTTGGATTTTTTTTATGGCATTCTAAAACTAAGTGTTCTGGTAAATCTTTTCGACTTCCACCATTTCTTGGAATAGCATTAATGATGTCTTGAACTTTTTTAGATCTTTTTGGAATGTAATCATGTAAAGAATCACCAGAAGCCCCAACAGTTTTTAAATTTGCCAGTTTAAAGCACTCCCTAACAGTTATCTTATTTTCTTGAACAGGGGTTATTGGAATTTCTCCTAAACGAGATAATTTTACAATCATCCTTTTTCTACGTTGAGGTACGCCATAGTTTGAAGCATCTTCCACCTGTACAGAATTATCTGATACATAATATCCCAACTCTGCAACTTGTTTTAAAAACAGAGACATACGATAATCTTTAGCTAGAGCAGGTACATTCTCTAACATTAAAGTTTTTGGTAATAATCCCTCAACTAAACGTAAATATTCAAAAATTAGATCGTTTCTATTATCTTCAAGAGCAATAGTTTTTTTTCTAGTTCTTAATGTAGAAAAACCTTGGCAAGGTGGACATCCAGCCAATAAATCTAATTCACCCTTTTGAATACCCAGCTCATACATTAATTGGTTTATTTCTATATTACGAATATCTTGCTGATAACATTTTACCTCGGGATGATTCAATTTATATGTTGCTGCAGCAATAACATCTATCTCTATTCCAGCCAGAACCTGAAAACCAGCTTGCTTAAGGCCCTCTGTTAAACCACCTGCGCCAGAAAAAAGATCTATTGCTGTATATTGTTGAATCATCCTACCCCCCAAGAAAGATTTAAGCGAGAAACAATCTTGTTCAAATAAGAAGCATGATTTCATGCGTACTTTTTAGGTACGAATAGTAACGGAATTGCCTGAAAATCTCCACTCTATACTTACTAATTAATAGACAAACAAGTAAAACCTATACATCTTTTTGGGAAAGTTTTATTACTACATATTGACTATTTTGGTAAGTTAACTTACCTTTGTTACATGGATAACAAAAAGCCCCGAAACTTTGGACGGCGACGGGGCTTTGCATAACGCGAGGTAAGTATGAAACAAAACCCTATTCCTAGTCAAACCACACCACGCTTATATCAACACCCTACTGTTGAAGAACAGCGCCCTTCTCGTTTCGCCACCATTAAAGCGAATATCATCGACTTCCTTATATTCATTGCCCTTTCATTCGTTCTTTGGGTGATTGCTGTAGCCGCTGCATCTTGGATGATGGGAGGCTAATCATGAATGCTCAATTCAAACCACATCCAGATGGTGTTAAAGCCTATATGGGCCTTGACCGCTTAACTGGTCTCTACTCTGTACGTATCGGCTGGACTGTATATGCAGTGAATGCAAATGGCAGTGTGCTGTACACCGTAAAAGGTGAAGTGAAGACTCCTTTAAATGTTGAAGAGTTTAAGGCGAAGCGCCCTAAGGTTTACGCATCTTTAATGAATGAAATTAGCTTCCAGCGCAAAAAAGCATTAGCAACTGCTCTAGAACTTAGCAATATCCCTTCATACGACCGCAAAGCTTATAAAAAGAAGCGCGGCTTTACTGGCTCAAAATAAGGATAAGAAAAATGACTACTGAAAATTCAAAAGACAACTTACATATCTGGAATGCCGTTAAGCAAACACCAACTAATTTTCTTAAAAAGATTGAGATTGGTTATTTAAAAGGTAAATCAGATATTAACCCTCAATGGCGTTTAATGGCTATGACTCAGGCCTTTGGTCCTGTTGGTCATGGCTGGACTTATAGACATGTACGTTTATGGTCTGAAACTGCTCCAGATGGAACCATTATGGCTTTTGCTGAAGTAGCAGTAAAAACCAAGATTGATGGTGTTTGGGGTGAGGAGTTTTTCGGCAACGGTGGTTCAGCAATTGCTGAAATTCACAAAGGCAAATTAGTAGCGATTGATGAAGGTTATAAAAAGGCCGTTACTGATGCTCTAGGAGTAGCATTTAAAGCTGTTGGTGTGGCAGCTGATGTTTACCTCGGTAATTTTGATGGAAGTAAATATCTATACAACTATGACTATGCCTACCTAGAGCAAAATACCTCTACCCCAGCAGGTCAAAATACAAAACAGAATAATCAGACAACCGCTCAGGGTGGCAACCAGAAGCCACCTCGTACTCAGGACCAACTTTATCAAGATGCATTAAAAGCAATTAAAGATGCACCAGACACTAACATCTTAAATGCTGCGATTAAGAAGTTTAAAGGTACTACTTATGAGGCGGGTATCAATAGAGCATGCCAAGCGCGTGCTGATCAAATGGGATGGAGCTCTAAAAATGTTCCGCAGCAAACACAACAACCATCATCATTGCACCACTGATAAGGAGAGCTATTTATGTCTAATTTATTAAACGCAACTGAAGCATTTGCTGCTCTCCAGAAAGGTAAAACAGTTCTTTGTCGCTACGCTGGTGATGGCGTACTTAAAGCTGATAGTTCTTTCAGTTCCCTTGATCAAATGCCTGCAACTGTATTTGGACTTCCCTATTACGAGTTTTGTATTAAAGCTGAATTAATGGAACTAGCTGGTATTGAATTTACCAAACCTTTAACTCCCCACGATGTAGAAGCAGAACAAGAAATCTATATTGTAATGCCGACTCGCATATTGAGAACGAAGTTTGATGAAGAAAATAGCGAGATTCTTTGCAGTGTAATGAATGGTTTTGCTCAGGCAGATGTTGAAAATGCAATTTTGCAGCTAAAAGCTATTGGTGCGACATTCGGTCAGGTAATTGGCGATGTTGAAATTAAAGATGGATTTAATGACAAGCCGAAAAGACAACGAAATAAACGAGTAAAAGCTGAGCTCTCAGAATTTAAGCAAACACCTTTTGAAAATATCAGTGATGCTTCAGATGTCCAAAACTCAACATCATATGATGTTGAAAAAAAGCCATTAACTGAAGCAGAACAAAGAAACGAAAGTATCGAAGATAATTATCAAAAAACTTTAGATACCCTTCTACAACGAGTCAGTGAGTCAAAGACACCTGCAGAAGTAAATGCTGTTTATCGCTATACACGTGCGTGGACTGACAAACAAATGGAGCCTTTGCTTCATGCTACACATAAACGCTTAACCGAACTTGCTGAAGTAAAGCCTGTTGATAGTGAGCCACCATCATTGTTGGTTCAGATCCAGACAGCATCCGACCTTACAACTTTAGACGCTTTAGAGATTGATGTTTCGGGACGAGATCCTTTAATCCAACCAAAACTCATGGGAGCTGTTAAAAAGCGTCGTTTTGAATTGGAAAATGCCGCTTCCAATGAACCAGATTATTTACTGGAGGACTAACTATGAGCTTCCGTTACTCATCCTCAGCCCGAACCCTGATTGTGTTTGGCAATCTGATGAACCATTACTACGAAAATGTGAACCCGTCAGAAATCGACAACTTGGTTGATGAGGCGAAATTTAAAGAAGCGACTTGGAGAAAGTAAAAACAATTTTAGAGCTGCGATGTTCTACATGAGTGACTGTATTGCTGACCCTCTGCGGTCACTCTTGAGAACATTGCAGTATTTAGGGGTAATTAGATAGGTAAAGGTATGGGAAAATATATAGTCGTTGTTGAAGCAGAAAAACCACCTCAGGTATTCATTCATGAAATCATTCCTAATGTTGGGAAAGTTATCGAAATGAAAGCTGAGGAAATACCGAACCGCGTTACAGCAGCATGGCTAATGGAGCGCTATAGCCTGTCACGTAAATTGATTATTGATGAGCTTCGTCCATTCAATAAAGGAACAGACGGAAAGCATCTTTACGATCCAAATGAAGTCATTCCTATTCTTGAAAATTTAAATAGACAAAGGCAGCAACGGCAGTCAAGACGAAAAAATTAAAAAGCGCTTTATGCGCTTTTATTTTTCATTAAGCAATATATTTAATACCATCTCATTATTTTTTCGTACTTTTACCTTATATTCTCCTATAGAGGTCTCAATTTCAAATCCATCTTTCTCTAATAATTTATAAAACTTTGCGTAATAACGAGAAGGAGGTTTTATACCAATTAACTCATTAAATCTATCTAAAATACTTTGTAAACAATGATTAGCATCGACAATTATGGGTGTAAAATCATCTTTTAATCTTTTACTTTTCATAAACTTTTTTAAAATATGGATATTATTATCTAATTCAGAGTATATATCTTCGAAAGTAATAAGGAATTTTTTATAGATTACATGATAGGTTGGCCAATTATCTTCTTCATCAGCATCTCTAACATCATATAAGAATCTTAACATTTCATCATGAGTTATCAATAGCTCATTAAAGAGTTTATTTAAATTTTCTTTAGAAGAAACAAAAAGATCAATCTGTAATTGTTCACGCCAGTCAGTATAAAGCTTCATTGCAACACCAGCAGCGAGTAAAGTTGCAAAAGCTGAAAGATAATCACCTTCAATGTTTAAGTATTTATGTAGAAAAATTGAAATACTCAAGCAAATTAAAAAAAGGATAATGATAAAAAAGATATATAATAAATTTTTTTTCATAGAATTAAAAATAAGATCAATAAGTAGTAAAATAATAGCTCAAGACACCTAGAAAATTGTAAAAAATTATTCGACACCACTTCGGCACCATTAAAATATAACCTATTGTTATTTAATATTTATTATAACCTTGCCAAGGTTGGGGTCGCGAGTTCGAGTCTCGTTTCCCGCTCCAAAATTCAAAAACCACCTAATTCGAAAGAATTAGGTGGTTTTTTTATTGTCTATTGATTAGCTTGGATTAGTAAAATTGATATTAAAAAATTTATATACGTGTTAGCACCTAAACCTCTTTGTTGTCTAAATTTCATATATTAATCTTAGGATGAGATGAGTTTTATATAATTTATTAGCAGATGAAAATATGGGACTACGCAAAGTTCGCCCCAACTGCACTACCTTTAAAGATGACAAAATAATTATAGTTCAAATATTATTTAATAATGGTTGTTTTCAGAACTCAAACCAAATGTTAAAGTATGTAAATCCTGACTTTCAAATAAGTGATTTAAAACAGGTAATTTGGTTATCGTTGTATGCGACGCAAAAATAGAAACAACTTTGAAGAAATTGGACGTAGTAAGCAACGGTATTGTTTAGCACCCTTAAATTCCAATTAGTATGAAATTTTTACTGCTATGTAAAGCACATAAATTGGTTAGCAAAGGTTGTTGAGTTATATAGGAACATTCAGATAATTAAGGTTAAGAAATGGCTGAGACTATACGTGTAGCAGAATTAGCAAATCTAATAACGACTGATATTGCAGAATTTTTAAAGTGGAAAATTCATCCTCAAAATGATTTAAATCATGAATGTTTAATGCCTGAAGCACATTTTAAAGATGCAGATAGTGATGACTCAAAAACACATCCTACTGATGTAGTTATTTACTATATTGACCCTTTTGAAAATAAAACTATATACCTAAATACAGATTTAAAAAGTTATGCTAAAAAATCAATAAATTATAGCAACACTAAAGACTGGTTAATAAGCATTACTAATGGTACTACGTGCGGTAATGTAAATTCAGAGTGGAAGAAAACCTATGATGTAACGGGAAATTATGAAATAAGAGGGCTATTATTTGTTTACAATCATGATGGAAATTTTGATAAGCCATTCTATGATTTTATTCATGATTATCCTTTCCACACTCCTCACACAACCAAAAGAGCTCCCTCTCGTTTTCATTTAAAAGATTTAAAGGTTCCACAACATATAACTCTTCATATTATAGAACCCCAATTAATTGATAACATTTTATCAATTAAGTTTGATTTAGTTAGTCTTAGAAATAAACATAAAGTTCCTGGCAGTAAAAATTCTGTACCAATTAATTTTTATTATCCTAATAGACAAATGTCTAAAAATTTACTAAAACCAGAAGAGTGTCCAGCTACAATAGAACTGATCAATGGCCCATTCTTTATTATGAACTTTGAAAAATTTTCATATTTTGAAGAAAATCCAGATAACCCAGAAGGCCAGCCTCTACGTATAACTAAAAATGGTGGAAATATTATTTATTACAGAGAAGAAGGATCAACTGTTGAAGAATTTATTTTTTTAATTGAAACATTGATGACATTAGAGCTTATTAGTGAAAAAACTAATACTTATATTCGGCATTGCTCTAGGAATATAAACCGCACTGCTAAATCAAATTTTGATGCAGCTATTAAACAGTACTGTCAAATGTGGGATTACAGTGACAGTATGAAAGAAATTTTTCAAAAACAAGTAGAATATGAAAAAGTGACTATTGTACAAAAAGTATTCTGCACACAAGAAATTGATCGTACAGCTAAGGAATAAAAATGAATAAGTCTTATAGAATCCCTAATGATTTCAATATTTATAGTGCCTTAAGTACAGGAAAAGTATCGGACTCAGTTTTAACCGCACTTTTTTTAAAAAGAGGTATTATTTTAAGTAATCAAACGAGTCGAGAGGAAAAAGCTAATTATTTTGCAACTTTCATGCATGGATATTATGATTTTGAAACAATATCTGCTCAACATAGTAAAGTTGATAGAGTTGAATATACATCATCTATAAATATACAAACTGAATTATCAGTCTCTGACTTATCAATGATTATGTCGAAATTGGACTCAAAGCTTGAAGACAAGTTTTCTAATATTCAATTAAAAGATGTTGAAACTAATATTAGAAAAGACCAAGTAATTGTTGAGTTTGATTACGAGAAATTTCATCCCGACAAACAGATGTTTTCACAAATAGAAAATAAAAAAGCTACAATAATATTTAAAAGAGATTCTGCTACCGATACATATTATGTTGAACACCCTGCCACACCTGAGATGATTAGATGGTCAACAAGCGTTCAACAAATATTAAAAGAAAATGATGATAAAATTAGTATAAACAACATTGACTTAACAGGACTTACAAATCCAGAATTATATTGGCAATTTTTTGATGAATTAACCTCTGTATTTGATAAGTATAAACGAACAAATGTTATTGAGGTTTTATTTAAAAATCCTAATAAAGATGATGATTCTGACGATGAAACAATTTGTCAATTAATCAGTGCAACTTATAAAGGAAATCAATTACATCTTTCTGAGGATTTTAAAGCCAGATTGGATGATGGTTACCTACTCCATAAATTCACATGGGATTGTATTGATTCAACTTTTTCAACATCCGATAAGTATCGGCTTTCTATTAAAGTAACGTATGATGATGAGGGAAAAAGTAATTTTTCTTTTATATCTAAAGGTTTTTACAAATATAAAGAAGGTAAACATTCTAAAACTATTAATGCTATTTCAAGCAGTCAAGATAGAGAGTTTAATAAACTAATTTTTAAAAAGGGTATTGAATTAATCGACAGCTTAACTACTACTCCAGTTATCTCATTAATGAAACATAATAATGAGGTTGTTTCCAAATCAAAGGAAGCTTAATATGAAATTTCATATTTTTGAATGTAGTTCAACTTTAGATTTTTCGGAACTAATCTCTATTTTAATAAAATCAAGATCAAAAAACTCACTTGATTCTTCTTTATTAAATATAAAGTATGATGATATTTCATTTATCTCTACATTTTATCAAGAGTTTAAACGATATGAAAAATCTATAGATATAAATGGCGTCGAAAGTGTTTTTACTTTTGATTATCATATTCATCAGAATTTTTCTTTTCATTTTATTAAGGGGCGACTTTTTTTTATTATTTATGAACCTAACAAATATTCTAAAAACCTCGTAGATTTCCTAAATTCTATTTTTCGACTAAAAATATCTTTTAAGACAAGAAAAATAAATTTAGATAGTTTTATTAAGAGGACTAGTCATTTATCAAACTTTCAAGTACATAAAGCTAGATTTAATGAGATCTCCTTGTCAAAAAATTCTAAAGGATCACTGGAAGTTACTTCTAGTAATAATGCTTTATTAGATTTCAAGCAAGTTTTTGGAGATATTTATTATGATTTATCAAAAATTAAAGTTAGTTTTTTGGATGAGACAACCTATCATCTTGAATTATCAAAGAATGGTTTAATATGTCTATCTAAACACAATGATTCAAGCTTAAAAGTCACTTTGAAACTTATAAATCTACTTTTTTTTGATTGATAATTAAATAAATTTATCAATAGAAAATTTAATTCCTAAAAGTATTAACTAATTTTTTAAATTACTTTGAATTTATATCGCAGTTAACAAAAGTCCCCGTTGTGCTCACGGGGACTTTTCATAATACATAAGTACGAATAAAAAATCCCTTTCCTAACAACTTCATACTACACTCTATAGCAGTCTAACTAATCACTAAATAATCAAATATTTTTAGCCAATTCTTTTGCTAAACATTGTTCATGCCAAGTGGTTTGGAAGTTCTCGACAGCTTTTGACTTAATGAGAGGGTCTTCAAATAACTTTGAAGAATATGCAGATTTGATGAGCTCTTGATAAAGTTGTTTGGCTTGTTGCTCTTCAAGCTGATTGGCGATGTCATGTAACTCTTTAGCTGGCACTTCATGTTGTCTAGCATCCATCACGCCACTCGCTGCTTTCTTCACAGTTTCACAGTAATGAAGTTCCATTGCTTCTGATGCGGCATAACATTGAATTGAAATTGCGCTGATAAAGAGGAATATAAATCTCAT